ATCCTTATTTTATAAGGGTTTGCCACGATCAGCCGAGACTGGCGCTGACCAGCCAATGCATAAACATACAGCGCCATACCAGCCAAGATTAGAAACTTTGGTTGACCGGCGAGGTCAGTTTTTAAGTGAGGGTTTGGCAAGTTGGGCGCAAGAATATTTGCATTGTGAGTTAATGGATTGGCAAAAGTATGTTGCCGGCGGTGTTTTAGCGCATGATGAACATGGCGATCTACTTGCGCGTCAGGCGTTGGTGTCGGTCGCTCGACAAAACGGTAAATCTAAGTTGCTTGAAGCGCTTGTGGGTTTTTGGGCTACCGAGATGCCTAAATTGCGTGGCGAACCGCAAACGATTATTACAACGGCACACAAACTTGATCTTGCCTACGAACTTTTCAGCAAAGTCGCCCCAATTCTTGAACAGCATTTTGGTGCAATCTTGACGTGGGCTATTGGTCGCAACGAAGCCAATTTGCCTGACGGCACACGCTGGCTAGTACGCGCCGCAACCCCGACATCGTTTCACGGTTTGACCGCTGACCTAGTTTGCATAGACGAATTGTGGGCCGTGTCGAGCGACGCGGTGTCAATCGGTTTGTTGCCAACTATGCGTACTCGACGTAGCCCGATGCTATTTATGACCAGCACAAGCGGCGACGAATCAAGCACCGAGATGCAGAAATGGCGTGAACAGGGTTTGCGTGCGATAGACGAAAAAACTAGATCGTCGCTATATTTTGCCGAGTTCAGCCCACCGTCAACCCTTGACCCGTTAACCGTTGACGCATGGCTACTAGCCAACCCTGCAATCGGGCACACGCTGACCGTCAAAGTGTTAGAAGCAGAAGCCGAGCAACCAAACCGCAACGCGTTTTTACGCTCGAGCGTCAACTTGTGGACAGCCAGCGCTAACGGTTGGCTACAGCCGGGCGTTTGGGCAAACCTTAAAACCGATCTACCAATGCCAGCCGGCGGCGTACTGGCAATCGAGCAATCACAAGACGAATGCAGATTTGTGGGCGTGCGTGCAGCCATAAACGCACACGGCCACATACAGGTATGCCAACAATTTGTTAAAGACACACTTGCCGAATGTTGGTCAGCGGTCGAGGAAATATGCAAAGACACAACGACCCGTTTGCTGATAACGCCTGCGTTTGAAATGACGATGCCACAAAAGTTTGCGTACAGATCATCAATGGTTGGCAACCGCGAACTTATGCGCTGGACAGTCGTAGCCCGACAAGCAATTATTGAGGGGCGCGTCAGGCATGACGGGTCATCGCTACTCAGTCAACATTGCGATCGGGCGGTAGCGGTCAAAAATCAGGGCGCGTTAACTTTGTCGTCGCTACGGTCACCCGGCCCGATTGAGTTTGCGCGTTGTTTAGTGTTTGCTATCGCAATGGTTAACAAGCCAGTTGCGTTAGGTAAACCGATGATCGTGACAGCCAGTCGCTAACGTATTGTCGGGCGGCCGTTGATGCCTTACTTTCTCGGTTACGGATTGGCGGTCGCCTATACACAACGGTGATTTAGTTTGGTGGCATACTTAGCGCATGGCAATCTTTAACAGGTCAGTAAACAAAGCGGCGATTTCGCCGCAGCCAACTAAAGCGGCTGCAGCCGGTGGCTCGTTTTACCAAAACAACAATGCAGGCGCACAACTTGTTGGTCAGTATTATTCGTACGTTGAAGGCACGGCACGCAACCGTGCAATGAGTGTGCCAACAATTAGTCGAGCGCGCGATCTTATGGCAAGCGTTATTGGTTGCATGAATTTAAAAATGTACACCGAAATGTGGAATGGCGAAGAAATGGAAAAGATGCCGTTAGCGCCGCGCACTTGGTTGCGACGCATAGACCCAACGTTGCCAAACAATTTTATTTTGTCATGGACATTTGACGACCTATTCTTTTTCGGTCGCGCGTTTTGGTACATAACGTCACGCACGGCTGACGGCTATCCATCGTCATACACTCGACTGCCTGCCGCAATGGTGCAGACACTCGATCAGGCTGGCCCAGTTTGGTTTGCACCGTCTAAAGACATTGTGTTTAACGGCGGCGGTTTAAACCCAAACGACGTTGTGCAATTCTTGTCGCCGATACAGGGCATTATTTACATGAGCGAACAAGCGGTTGCGACAGCGTTAAAACTTGAAGGCGCGCGCTATCGCAACTCAAGTAGCGCGATACCGGCAGGCATTTTGCGACAGACAGGCGGCGAGCCACTATCAGCGCAAGAATTAGCCGACTTAGCGGCAGCGTTTAACGCGGCACGCGAAACAAACCAAACAGCCGCACTAAACGAGTTTGTGACCTATACCGAAACGTTGACATCGCCTGACAAAATGTTGCTGATCGACAGCGCCGAATTTCAAGCAATGGAAATGGCTCGACTATGCAACATACCGCCATACCTTGCAGGCGTATCGGTCGGCAGTTACTCGTACCAATCATCAGCAGAATCGCGCATGGATTTGTGGACATTTGGCGTTCGCGCTTACGCAGATTGCATCGCTGGCACATTAAGCCAAAACAACATTTTGCCTAACGGCACATACGTCGAATTTGACGTTGAGCAATACCTAACGGGTGAATACTCAATGGGCGACGACCGAGATACACAAACCGAAACAAACGAAAGAGTAGTATCACCAACATGATCCGATTAACCCCCACACAGATCACGGTTGACGCGGCGGCGGCCGACGATAAGCCGTCGCGCTCAATCTCAGGCATTGCAGTCACCTACGACGAAACAGCCGTTGTAAACGACGGCACAAAGGTACGGTTTTTGCAAGGGTCGTTGCCAGTCACGGGGCGCGACCCAAAACTTTATATGCAACACGACGCTAATCAGATTGTGGGCAAAGTTGTTGAGCGCGTAGACACCGCCGAAGGCATGATGTTTACAGCCAAAATCAGCGCTACTCGACTAGGCGACGAAGCACTAACGCTTGCCAATGACGGCGTTATTGACGCGGTATCCGTAGGCGTAACACCAACAAAGTTTAATTATGACGAGGAAGGCGTAATGATTGTTGAGTCGGCTACATGGTCAGAATTATCGCTCGTTAGCGAAGGCGCGTTTGCCGGTGCGATCATCACCGAAGTGGCGGCCAGCGCACCCGACGAGCCAGTCGTTGAGAGTATCCACGAAACCGAGCCACAAGTAGAGTTACAATCAGATCAAGAGACAACAAAGGACACAGACATGAGCGACAAAACAGAAAACACAGTAGTCGAGGCAGCACAAGCAACCACAGAAAAATTGTGGGCGCAACCTGCACGTAAATTTAATTTGCCAACACCGGGCGAATACTTTGCAGCAATGCACATCGGTGGCACAACATTTGAAAACGTTGCACGCGCAACTAACGAGTTTGTTAAGTCAAAGCAATCAGCGTTGCAGGCAGCCGCAGGCGACATTGTTACGACTGATACACCGGGTTTGTTGCCAGTACCAGTTCTCGGGCCAGTATTCCAAGACCTAAACTTTATTCGACCAGTTGTTAACGCAATCGGCGCTCGAGCCATGCCAAACAACGGTGCATCAAAAACATTTGTTCGCCCAACCATTACGACGCACACGTCAGTAGCGGCGCAATCAAGTGAACTTGCTGCAGCGTCAGCAACCACAATGGTTATTGCTAGCAACACCGTCACTAAAACAACTTTGGCTGGTCAAGTCACATTGTCAATTCAAGACGTCGACTTTACCGATCCAGCGTCGCTCAACATTATTTTGAACGACCTTGTAGGTGAATACATGTTGGCCAGCGACAACGTCGCAGCCGACGCAATCACCGCAGGTGCTACAGCGTCAGGTGCAACATGGACAGTCGCAAGCACAGACCCGTCATCATTGTTTAACGCGCTTTACACAGCCGCATACAACATTTTGACAAACACAAACTTCTTGCCTGATCATTGTTTTGTCGATCCAAACGTATGGTTGTACCTCGGCAAGCAGTTAGACGGCGACAAACGACCAGTTTTCCCGTACGTTGGTGCAGCCGGTCTGCAAGGCATGAACGCAGCAGGCACAGCGAACATCACACAAATGTCAACCTTCAACCCATTTGGTTTGACGCTTGTTGCTGACAAAAACTTTGCGGCTTCAACTTTGGTTGTAGCACGAGGCGAAGCAATAGAGTTCTACGAGCAAGTACGCGGTTTAATGTCAGTCGAGTTGCCGTCAACACTTGGCCGTAACTTCTCGTACGCAGGTTACGTATCAACCTTTATTGCAGACAGCACTCAGGTTCAATCAATCCTGATCGCTTAGTCGTAGGCGGCAACACCGCTTATGGCAACTTACGCAACAGCCAGCAAACAGTTACTAGATAACTACGCCTGCATATCTACGCTCGAGCCAACCGACATACAGGTTGGCGACAGCGTAGTCGTAGGGTCGTTAGGCGCACCGTTTAACGGCACATTTACCGTGTTGGCGTGCCCACAATACCAGTACGTAGGCGTTGACGGCGAAACAGGCGAATTTAATTACAACATAAACGTTGCGATACCAAACCAAATTTTGTTTGCTTGCACCGGCACAGACGTTGAGTTTGTTGCAATCTATACAGGCACGGTTACGTTCACCGAAGTCTGCACATGGATTACAGCAACAGACATTGAGGATTGGATAGGCATTGGCACAGCGACAGCGGCCGACACAACATTTTTAACAATTTGTGCAGCCGCTTCGAATTCTTTTTGTCATCGTCGAAGGCAAGAGGTTGGCTACTCGGACTCGCTAACGACCGTGCCAAGTCAAGACGTGAAACTGGCAACCGTTATGTACGGTGGCTCGTTGTACCGTCAGCGCGGTTCAATAACTGATTTTGCGTCGTTTGACGGTATGTCAACTGGCTCGACTAGCGGTTTGTCGCCATTGGTCAAACAGTTGTTAGGCGTTGATAGACCACAGGTTGCTTAATGCCAGTTGCATTTACCGATCTGTTTAACGAGGCGCTAGACGATCTTACAGCCACGCTGACAGCCGTTAGTGGTTTACAGGTAGTAAACGACCCGAGAAACCTTGTGCCGCCATGCGTGTTTATTGACGCACCGTCATTTGACGCGTTTAACTACAACATTGTCAAACTTATGTTTCCAGTCAAAATCATCACTCTTGGCCCAGCCAACCTAGACGCGCAACGGTCATTATTAAACATCATGTCAAAAGTGCTTGCCGCCAACATTGCCGTAACAGACGGCAGACCCATCACTACAATCATTGGTGGCGTCGAATATCCAAGTTACGAAGTCACCGCAAACGTTCAAGCGCAAACAGCATAGGAAACCAACATGGCAAACTACATAGTTACATCAGCAAGACTGGCAGGTTTTGAGCCGGGCGACATAGTAACCGACAGCGATTTAGAAGGCGTAAGCATTGAAGCCTTAATCGAGGGCGGTCATATATCCACGCAGAGCGTTAAAAAATCTGCTAAAACTAAAGACACAGACGAAAAGGAATAGATCATGGCGACAAGCGTTTACCTATCAAACCCGGTTGTAACAGTTAACAGCGTTGATTTGCGCGACCAATGCACAAGCGCAACAGTCAACTACGTTTTAGAGCAATTAGAAACAACAGCGTTTGGTGACACCGCACGCAAATACGGCGGCGCAGCAATCACATCGTTGCAAAACAACAGCATTGAGATTGAGTTGTACCAGTCGTACGCAGCCGCAGAGACAGAGGCAACGATTTACGGTTTGGTTGGCATCACAACAAACGTTGTGGTTGCACCGGCATCGGGTGTCGCATCAGCAACTAATCCGATTTACACGTTGACTGGTTGCTATCTTGAGTCGCACACTCCGATTAATGCATCGCTTGGCGAACTTTCGACTATCACGCTGACGTTTACAGGTGGCGTACTGACTAAAGCGGTCGCATGATCGCGCGGCATTGGCCGCTGAAAATTAATAAAACAAGCCAGCCTTACAAAGGCTGTACCGAGAAAGGCAACTAATGCAATTAACACTAAAAGTTACATTTGATGACCGCGTAGAAACAGTCACCACAAACATGATGACCATAGTTATGTGGGAAAGAAAATACAAACGCAAAGCGTCACAAATCGCTGACGGCATCGGTGTCGAGGACTTGTCGTACTTGGCGTACGAAGCATCACGCACACAAGGCATCGTCGTACCAGCCTTACTCGATGAC